GCGTAATTAAACTTGGCATCTGACTTGGCTCGTTCTTCATCTCCATAGATACCTTTAGCCGTATCAGTAACAGTTCTGCGGACATCCGCTTCTGTTTCCCGGAGTCCCCTTTGGATTGCTACTGAATTACCCATTCCCTGGTTGATAGCACTACCAGCGTACCTATTGCGGGCCACCTGGGCGTTTTGCCCTGCATTAGTACCTACCTTGTCTAAAATATTCTTTTCCTGTGCCTGGGATAGATTCCCACTGCGGGATCTTTCTCTCATCAGTTTCCCATATTGGGTATTCTGAAATTTGGGTTGAAATAATCGTGATCCTGCCTGTGCCCCTTGTTGGACTCCTTTGGCAATCATCATCATTGTAAATGGATCCATATCTACTCCGTTTCAATTCTCATTTGTTCTACCGAGAATGCATTCAAACTCGATGGTGTTGTTAGTTCAATCTCAAAGTTTTTCCCATATCGCTTGATCGGGAATCTGTTAATACCGCCATCAGCAGTAATTGTTTTAGTGAATGATGCAGATCCTGCTCCATCCAGGTAGATGTTTACAGTTAATGTATCTGTACCCGTGAATTTGACCATTCCATAGCGGATCAGTCGTTTGCGGTCCAGATCCAGTGGAAACCGTTTACTTTTCCAGGCTGTGCCTACTGCTTCATTTACATCAAATTTCTTTATATCTGTATCGGTATTGTCCCATGCTACGGGCCCACTGTTTTCACCAAAGGTCAATATATCCAGGTTTGTGGCTGTGTCTACCTTACGCCAGGTTTTCAATGTGATATGATATGCCCATACTACTTGAGTTGCTGGGCTTGATGCATCCCATGTATATAATATTTCATTATTCTTCTGATCATAGACACCCTTAACTGCACTCTTATCGTTTGCCAATAGAAACTGATCTTCAATAACCAGTGTTATTTTTTCCATCACAGATGGCGTTGAATCAGAACTGGCTATAGTATTCGAATCCAGTCTATAGATACCGTCATGGTGGACAAAGAATATTGAATCGTGGACTTCCACAACACCTTCCGGTGCAATGTTGCCAATATTGATTTTACTTTCTTTCCTGACCCATGTTGTTGGATCGGATGGGTTAACCACATCAAGAACAAAGATGGCCTGTGCTTTAAATATAATGAGTCTGCCAAACAGTTCTGACAGTCCGGTGATCTGCCCACCTTCCCGATCTGGGAATGGGATCACATTGCTTACGGGCCTTACATCGTATCCATTGAGTTCGCTGTAGGCTACCCAATCATTCTGTACTTCATTCTCATTACCGGGATCCAGTACAATATTCCCCAGGAACAATCTTCCTTTAAGTATCTTTGCATACTGGGCGTTGATCTTGATTTTATCTTCCTGGGCATAAGGATGTTCACCTAATGATGAGAGCCCTTTATCGATGACTGCTATTTCATTCAGGTCACTACTGACAACAGCAGATACATCTGCAAATGTAGATATGAGAACTTCATTATCTGTCCAATTACTTGCTTGGAATGCTTTATCTGTTTCTATAAGCGTAAACCCTAACTGTTCATCCCAGGTTGTATAGGCTTTTTCTACCTTAAATGTTGATGCATAAACTGGATTTGTTACAGAACCTTCACCGCCTGTAGCGGTAAATTTCTTACCTATAATACTACTGATCTTCATGGTCCCATCTGTATCTCTCCAGGGAGCCATTGTATAATCTCCGGCTGTATCTTCACTGGGCTGTGGTATAATTACACCCATATACTTTCCTGCAAATGCACCGGATGATTTAGTGCCGATCTGGGTATTCCAACCTGGGGAAAATGCTTTCTCTCTATAGATCTTCCAGGATTCGTCATGGAATCTGCCTTCCATATTATCATCAGTAACAATCTTAAACCAACCAGTGGTTGATAATGCATCAGCCTTAATCGGAGCATATTTACTATGTTCTCCTGCATTGGTAAGAGCAGTAATTGTTTGACTTGATTGAGTTGCAGTTACTGCTTTGTCTATTACAAAATGAGTTGAATCGGTAATTGAGAAAATTCTTGAACCGCTTGGTATTCCAGTTGGACCAGTCATTGTATGTCCAACTGCGATAGAGCCATTGGCACTATGAGTAATGGTAGTTCCTTCATCTGTGTAAGAAACCCCACTAATTGTATAATTTGGATAGCCCCTGATAACGGTCAGGACATCACCAGCCCTACTTGATACCTGGATTCTTTCATAATCTAAAGCATCGTCATCTTCATTACCCAGGGATTCCCCAATGTCTAAATCTCTATATCCAAGTCTATAAATAGTTCCGTCTACAACACTCCCTACTCCATTTACAGTAATGGCCGTTTCTGTTGCATCTAAATCTTCATTAAGCGTACAGCCTGTTTCTGCATATCCTGTTATAGCATCTAATGTTTCTATTTTTTGTTTTTCAAATGATCCTACCTTGATAGCATATTCTGTTGATGGTGAAGTCCAGTCATAAGCATCACCACCGTCTGCACTACTTGCAAAGAATGAAGAAGCAGTTGACATCGTATCCAACCACCCTTGAATTGCATCATCCTGGTCTTTTACAAATAATGTTTTATCATTAAATGCTTCCAGGTTGGTAATCAGGTTCGTATCACTACTGGTGGTAACACTTAATGAGTCATCTCCTGTATCTACAAAACTATAGGATATAATCAGTTTATAGGTCTCATATACTCCAGCAACCTTCTCTGCCCGATACACATTGAGCCCGGTAATTCTTTCACTCATTGTAGAGATGGGGAGATCTAAAATAAGTTTAATTTCAGACTTACTAATATCATCAGAACCAGAGATTATTTGACGGATTGTTTCATCTTCTATAGGTGTTTCCTGTACTCCGTCATAGACAGCAGTCACCGTGTACTTTATAGTATTAGATGTACGGATCTCTTCATCTGTTGTTGATAATTCTGTATTCTTAAACGTAAAAGGGTTAGTCAGTCTATTGGCTTCTGCGAACCACCCAGCGTGTACCTTGCTTCCATTAAACAGGCTTCTGTCTATCCATCCAAGCCAGGCTCCTTTTGCTTCGGTGCTACCTACTTTTGCAATATTCCCAGGTAATACCCGCAGTGTATCTCCAAATGGGATAATTGGATTCCGGTCTTTCTTATGATAAAGTGTAGCAACATCATATCTACTGGTTATATCGATCCATCGATACTCACAGTCACCGGATGTGTTAAAAGTATTGTTTAACCAGCCAATATCAGTCATACGAACAATGTCGGCACTATCTGTTACTGGGGATCCTACTTGTGAATTTGTTCCATACACACCAATATAGCCTTTGGCGTGTTCAAAAAAGTTTTTACCACCATGCGTTTCTGTGACACAATCAGCAAAACAGGTGGGGTTCCATAATGCTTTCGAACCTACTCCAGATGCAGGTGGGCCGTTAAGTAATGAAACTGATCCTGGGGCCGAAACACGGTACAGTGAACCATTACTGGTCGGGGGCCCAGCAAGATTATCTGTTCCTACGATTAAATACTTATCTATAGGGGCGTTATATGTAGACGATATAAATTCTATATCGATGGTTGTTGGAAATGTTGATGAATCTACATCAGTAAATGTGTTATAAACGGTTGTATCATTGTGGGTAGAATAATGTAACTTTGTTAATCCGGATGCATCTAAATAATGGATTATTATACTTTCTGACCTATCGCTATTTTGACCAAAGTCAGTAGATGTCATACCCAATAAGGTCCCGGTAAATGATGAACTTCTTCCCCAGGTTGTGACACTTGCATCCCGGACATCATTATAAAATAGATCAAAATCAGGAGAATCTATGGTCGCAACAAAAAGATAATTATGAGTCACATCTGTTAAACTTGTTGCACCGCTGGATGTTAATAAATTGGTTTCTGTTATAGATGCGAGCCCTGCAAACTCATCGATATCCGCACTCGTCACAGTTACCGTAGCAATAGAGTCGCTTGTATTTACACTAAATAAACCATTCTTCTGAACCAGCACATAAAGAACTCCGTTGCAGATGTGCATAAAAGAAGTTGCTGTAGTAGCAGTTGTGCTTAAATTGGCACTAACCACCGCTTCTACAACTGCACCCACACTGGATAAGGTGTATTTAACTAATGGATTATAATTGGTTCCATCTTTATCATATGAATAATGAACATAGACCGCATTATTAAATCCCAGCATACTGC